GGGCCGACCCCGTTGTTGCTGGTGAAGATGGCGCCGACGAGGGCGGAGATGCGGCGCAGCGCGGCTGAAGCCAGTTTGCGCGGATACTGGCGTAATTTGTGCGTCTCGTCGCGCTCGAACATCTCCAGCGTCAAACCCACATAACCGCCGTATTTGCCCCATGAACCGGTTTCAGCGCTGTCTTTTACCGCCAGCTCGGTGTACGCCGCGCCTTCTGAAACAGAGGGCAGCACGGTGACCTCTCCTACCAGCACGCCGGTTATCTCCTGCAGGTTGTTAAAATGTTCCACCTGCACCAAGGGTTCCCACCAGCGGTAACCGGAGCGTCCCAGCTCCTGCCATTGATCGAGGATCAGTTTGTTCATGGCATTTTTGAGCAGCCCGGGCAGATTCGACGTTGCGGCGAATTGGGCGTGTTCACGGTGATAACCGCCAGTGAAACCCATATCGCCAGTCATCAGCGTGTAGAGCTCGCGGATGCCGCTCAACCGCGCCGGTTGCAGTCCCTCCAGCTCACGCGGGCGCGCAGCCCCTAAAAGGTCATGCAGCGCCGCGTTCACCTGGTCTTCAGGGTTGGCGATAACGCTCACCTGCCCCGCGCCCTGGATAACGCTGCTGCGGTGAGGTCGCTGATAAGCGCGCGTGTATCACTGATGGCCTGTTGCAGCGCGGCGGCTTCAAAAATGCTGCCGCTGAAGCGCGACCGCAGGCTGTTTTCAGCGGCAGCCGGCAGGCGGGCCGCGGAAAGCGAAATTTCCAGCAGGCTGGCGCATTGTTGCCGCTGTGTTTCCTGGTGAGGGCTCGCGCTGGGCGCGTCCACACCGGTTGCCGGATTATGATTTGACTCTTCCATGTGCTTCTCCTTGGTTTGGAATAGTTGCTGTTCCCGGTTCAAGCCGGGTTGATCGTTTACGGGTAAAAACTCACCGCCGCGTGCCGGGTGCATCACCAGGTCCACTGAGAGCACCTTTTCAATGCGTATCACCTGCCTGCCGGCAGCGCTGAACAGCAGGTCAGCGGAGAACCCCACGCGCGGAGAGGGTTGCTCGCCCGCGTACATGGCGGCTGCCGTTTCTTTCAGCAACGCGGCGCCAGGCCCAACCGGGCGCAGGTTGAGCAGCACCCCAGAGCGCGTGTCGCACCAACGCGGGTCACGGCATACACCGGCCAGGTCGCGCAGCGAGCGCTCTTTCCAATCGTGGTCGATAAAACATTCCGCGCCTTCCCACAGGGGCAGCGAATCACGCAGCACATCCGCGGTAAACTGCCAACCGTTGCCGTTGCCAGCGCTGATGGCGATGATTTCAAGGCTGTCTTCTGCCACAGCGCGCAGCTCAGTGGCAAAATGCGCGCGCTGCTGCTCTGCAACGCTCTGCCTGGCGTCAGTCATCTCTTCCTCCTTTTTCTTCCCCGATGGCGGGGTCAATTTTGACGGGCTGCGTTTGAGCAATTGCCCAATTGAAACCCTTTGCTGGCGCTGCCTGCCTTCCCCGTGCCAGCATTTCATCCACATCCACGGTTTCGCCGCAAAAACGGTAGAAAAGGCGCAGCAATTCGGCGTCGTCCAGCAAGCCACGTTCACGCAGGCTGCTGAGCGCCGGCATAATATTGCCGGCTGCCATCGCCAGCGACAGGTTGTCGCGGGCGGAAATATCCGCACCGTTCAACTGTATTTCAGCGCGGCGAGAAACGCGCCGGTCGACCACTGAACGCCTGTTCACAACCACGCGCAGCACATCTCCCAGCAGCCAGAGGAAATAACGCTGACGTTGCTCAAAATGGCGGTAAGTGGGTCCGCCGGCGGCTTCAGCGGTGGTGCGCGTGGTGCTTTCTGGTTCTGCCAAAAAGTGCAGCGGAACGCCCGCGCCGGCTGCCAGCATCTTTTTTAACGACAGTCCATCCTGGCCGGATTCTTCAGACTCCAACCGTGGGTGCAGCGTGTCCCAATGCTCGTTCTCGTCAGTCACCAGTATGGAACCCGGCGAAGGCGGCGCGGCGTTAAGCGCCGACTGGCGCGCGCGGCGTTCGACCTCACTGGTAAAACGCGCGCGCACAATGTACAGAAAGGCGTTGCGGAAATGGTTGAGCCGGGCGCGGTCCTCCAGCCAGGCGGCGTAGCGGCTGAGCCAGCGCAGCAACGGTGCCAGGTCAGATTCTCCCCACTGGGCGCCGACCGCGCGGTTGATGGCGAAATGCAGCATCACTGTTTCAAAACGACCATCCTCGCGCGGTTGGTCGTGGAGGGCGTCGTATGCCGGCCAGCGCGCCCCTTCCTGTCCCTCTGCGAACAGCGGCTGCATTTCGTAGGCGGTCTCCTGGTCGATATCGTTTGCGTGTGCGTGGATGGCGCGCACACGCAGCGCGGGCACAGCCCGCAGGTAGCTCATGCCTGACGCGTCAGTGAAGAGCAGTAAAAAGAGGTTGCCGCTGCGCGTCAGTTCGTCGCACCATTCATATACCCGCACCGGCATGCGGTTGAGCGGGTGCTGCCAGAAGGTGTGCAGGAAAGCGCTGGTAGGCTCGTGCGCGCAAGAAAAACTGATGCCGCCGCCCACCACGTACTGCGAGGTGAGCCCCACGATGCGCCGCGCCAGGGGATTTACCCGCCAGGCTTCCAGCGCCTGGCGCAGCAGTTCCTCGCGGTCTGGCGCGTAACGCTCACCCGGGTTCTCGCCCAGCCGGCTGCCAATGGCGAAGGTGGCGTCTGTTTCAGGGAATGCGCTGAGGGCGGCGCGCACACGTTCGTTGATGCTGCGCCGGAAGAGGCGCTCGATTAAGCCGCTGCTCATGATTCTACCAGCGCGGAAAGGTCCGCTGCCGTACCGCTGAACAGGTTCAGGTCAACACGCGTGCTGATACCCGCGATCTGCCCGGCGCTGGTGTACTGCCAGAACGCCCAGCCAGCCCAGGGATACACCTGGCAAGGCCAGCCGCTGGTGTAATGCGCCACCCACAACGGGTGCTCTGCCGCCCAGTCAACCCCTGAACGCAGTAACTGGTAATTTGAAAGCACCGGCACCGGCAGAGAGCTCTTCCAGAAGCCCGGGGAGACATACAGCATGGCGGTACGACCGCTGAGTCTGAAAACCTCCTCTGTAAATACTTTGAGCGCCTGGTTGAAACCGCTTTTGCCCAATCCTGGGGTTTCGATGTCCACGCAGGGCGGCAGGGTTGCCTGGCCTCCCGCCAGTTCTTGAAGCGTGCGCAGGTAATGCCGCGCCTGCGCCAGCGGGTCATAACGCGGCAAAAAGAAATGGTAACTACCGGTGACGATCTCGGCGGCGGCGGCGCCACGCATGTTCTGCTCGAACATCGGGTCGATGTAGCCCTCGCCTTCACTGGCTTTGATGATGGCGAAGCGCACGCCGCTGCTTCTCACTTTTTGCCAGTCGATCCAATCCTGGTGGTGGCTGACGTCAATACCAAATAACATAAGTAAGTCCTTTCGTGAATGAGAGCCAAGGCCGGAAGCCTGATAAGCGCCCAGCGCTCAAATGGCGCCCGGGTCATTGATCTCAACTGACGATTGTTAAAATTTCCCCTCCATCCCAGTCAGCGGGTCGCTGCCGGGGATGATGAAGGAGGGCGAGGTAGGTGACCAGTCCAGGTTTTCCAGGCAGGCGCACAACGCCGCGGAGAGCACCCAATCATCATGAACTGGCTCGCCGCTGGCGGTGTCACGCGTTCCGTCTGGTACGCCCCAGCGCAGGCGCTGGTCCGGGCCGCTGCCCACCTGGAATTGACTGGCTGCAAGCTGGGCGAAGAATTGCGCCTGCCAGCGTGCCTGCTCTGGCTGACGTTCACCGTCCAGCTGTGGCTCACGCCAGCGCCCTGAATCCACCACGCCGAGGTAATCCCAGCCGAGTTTGGATTTGGAGGCGGCGTTGAAGGTGAAAGGCAGCACGCGCCCCGGCAGTGAGCGTTCGAGGAAAGAACTCAACCCGGCGCCGATGCCAGTGGCGTCTACCACCACAACCCGCGCCTGCCAGCTCAACGCCAGCGCGCGCACCTCGCTGTGCAGGCGGGTGTGATTCACTCCCGTCCACTGCTGGCGCAGCACCGGGATGTAACACGGCAGCGGAACGCCTTCTGTGGCGGGTTCAACGCGCACGATGGTGAGCGCGTTACTGTCGCGGCTCGGGTTGGATGAGGCAGGGGCGCCATCGCTGGCGCGGGCGACTGCGTCTTCTCCCGCCACATCCAGCAGCAGCGCATAATGGCTGCCGGGCAGGGGTTCGGCTTCGGCGCTTTCAGCAGAACGCATACGCGCCAGGCGGTCAGGTGGGAACATACCGCCTTCGCCGTCTACCTCTTCGGAGTAGTACTGTGTGCGCACAGCGGGATGAGCCCTGCCCAGGCGTTCCACCGTTTCTTCCACGTGGTGGCGGTAGGCAGCGACCTCGGCAGCTACATCATCCGCGGTGAGCCGGAAAACGCGCCGTAGACCATCACGCTTTTCAGCCTCTCGGGCGCGGCGTAGCTGCTGCGCCAGCAGCGTGCGGCTGGTCCAGGCGGTGCCCCAAAAAACGCGCGTGGCGTTGGTGGAGGCGCTCATCGGCGCCACATCTTTTTCATATTTAACGCACAGAACGTCTTGCGCTTCATCCACCTCCAACAATGCGCTGGCAGTGGCGCCGACGATGTTGCTCTCAGGCGCGGCAGAAAGGAAGGTGATGCGCGCTTCGCCGATACGGTAAGTGGAACCGGATTCTTTAACCCAAATGCGCTGGGTGAGCTTGTTCTTTTTTACCGTACGTTCGAGGCGGCGCATGGCAGTGAGTGCCTGAGGTTTCAGCGTGGGCGAGACTTTCACCATCTCCACCGGGAAGTTGGAAAACAGGGTCAGCAGGTAGGTCTCGAGCTGCGCCTGCAGTTCGTTCTTGCCGCTCTGGCGCGGAAAAATGACCACCAAGCTGAGGCCGCGTTCGTTGAGCACTGAATCAAAGATGGCGCTGAGCACGCCGCGCTGGTATTTGCGCAGCGTGATCCCCGAAGCCATCTGGGTGAAGCGTTCGGGTTCTCTTAGAAGCCATTTGTAGTGCGGGATGAAGTTTTGCACGCAGTCCTCAGTTGAATGGCGAAAATTTGGCGCTTCAGGCAC